CCGTTGGTCACGGAACACCTACAAGCGACTTCCGTCACTTGTAAAGAGCCGTCCCACGGAGCGGTCCTCGACGCCCATGTGCCACCGTAATGCTTGCATTACGTGTGGAGTCACACGTGCACGTCGAGACCGGTACCGCGGAGGCGATATGTCTCCACTCCAGCAGGTTTGGACAGCCTGCTGGAGCGGTTTGGTCCATTCTGGCTGGGATTCTCTTCGCTGTGCTTGGTGGCTTCACTCCTGGGTCACAAAGACCGCCCCTTCTCGGGGTTGGCTCTTCGTGGCAAAGGAGTTGAAGTGCCTTGCACAGTGCGTTCGCGCCGCATCCCTGGGCGCAGAAGTTGGTGAGCTTCCTAACATCCGTAAGGATGTTGTGGAATGCTTCTTGCAACTCTCCAGGGATCGTGTAGCGAACGGCTTCTCCTTCAGTCGCCTCTCTCGCGCTCTTCCTCTCCCAGAGGAAGGAGCTGTCGAGAGGGCTTGTCAACAAGCGGCTGAAGTTTCGAAGCAAGAGTTTCCCACATCGGATGAGGTTTGTGGATACGTTCGTCGATTCGTCTCGGGGTCCGCCCGAGGTCGACACCTTCGTATCCCAAACCTCTTCCCTTCTTCCAGTTCGTCCTGTCTCGAGTGGCCTGCCACTCGAGGCGGGATCGATGGCTTCATGTACGCACTGGGCTGTGCTTGTGAGAGCGGCACTTCCACTGATCCTGTAATCAGTCGGATCGTGGAACGCCGCCTCAAGCGCCAGGACCTCTCCAGGTACGCCCAAGACTCCATCGGCAGGTTCGCTTTGTCGAACGCTGCCGTGGTCTTGGCTCCGGAGACAGGCCCTGTCAGTGCGGACCTTCGTTTGGCCTACCGCTGCGCAGGTTTCCTTGCGTTGCGTCGCTCCCTTCCGGAGGCGGCGTCGCGCATGGAGGGCCTGCGATCTCCTGGCATGAAAGTTAGAGTTGTCGGCGTACCTGACGCTTTGACTTTCATGGAAGGAGACTGGATCCGTCGGTCCTGCCCAATGCTCGCTCGCGGGCATTGGGTGGTATCCAGCGGCCACAGAGGGCAACCAAACGAACTCAGGGCTCGGAAAGGGGCGACCTTCTATAGCGTGGACTTGTCCGCTGCTACAGATGGTCTCTCTCACCGAGTCGTGAGTGAAGTCATCGAGGGCCTTTCCTTGGCTGGTTGCATCCGACTTTCGGATGTGCCAGCTGCAAGGAGAGGTCTCGGACTGGATTACCCTACCAAGTGGTCTCTGGGAGAGAGCACTTGGTGGGCGAGAAGGGGAAGTCCGATGGGCACACCTCTCTCCTTTGTTGTTCTCTCGTGGGTCAACGCCTGGGCAACCAGTGCGTTCTCCCGCGCCAGACACCACGGAGATGACGCTGTCGGTAGAAGTCTTGACTCTAATGAGCTCGACGACTATGAGGCAGCGATCTCCTCTTGTGGTGGTAGCTTGAACAGGTCGAAGACCTTCGCATCGTCGTCCGGCTGGACGATGTGTGAGGTCGCGGCCTGGCCAAGAGAGGGAACAAAGTTCGGAGCGGCAGTCTTCGTTCCTCCTCCTTGTCCACCGCCGGGCCTTATGGCCCCGGTCGCGGCAGACCCACGGGTTGGTGACCGTGGTCTGCGTAGGCAAGAAAGAGTGATGAAGACTCTCTTCCCGTGGTGTTCTCGCGACCCCCGTCTCAGGCTTCCGCTTGAGGTGGGAGGTCTCGGTTACACGGGAAGAGGACTTGCCATCCCTCGTTCGCTTCGGGTCCGACTCGGTACGCTGGTTTCCCAGGGTACGAGTTACCTGATCGCGAGGGGAGTGGTTGGCAAGTCGCCGTTCCGTGAGAGTGGCCTCTACCCCCGTCCTTTGATACCAGAGCCGAGTCGACCTCGCGGTTACCACGCTGCGAGACGACTTGTTGCCCAGGATCCTCTTGAGGATCCTTCTGGGGTTCTGGTGCCAGTCGATAGCCTGATCATCTTCGAGAATATGCTGGTTGAGAGCCAGTATAGACTCATTGAGGGTGATCAGTTTCGTCGGCGTCGGGATGGGGGTAGACCAGAAAGGACC